AATGCCTGGGCTTACATTTTCTAATGAATTGATTTCTCGTGATGAAGGTATGCACTGTGATTTTGCATGTCATTTGTTTAATCACCATATTCAAAATAAATTGTCACAACAAGAAATTAAAGATATTGTTTGTGGTGCTTTAGAAATTGAGAAAGAATTTATTCTTGAAGCATTACCAGTTCGTTTAATTGGTATGAATTCAGATTTAATGTCGCAATATTTAGAATTTGTTACAGATAGATTATTAGTTGCATTAGGTGTTCCTAAAGTTTATAATGTAGAAAATCCATTTGATTTCATGCAAAATATTGCATTACAAGGAAAGACAAACTTCTTTGAAAAAAGAGTTGCAGAATATCAAAAAGCGGGTGTCAATAAAACTTCAGAATCTGAAGATCTTGAATCAGCATTTGGTGATTTAGAATTTTAAAATTTTTAATAAGAGATGAAAGTACTAAAAAGAGACGGAACGTTAGAAGAAATGAGATATGACAAGATCACTAAAAGAATTAGTGCTCTATGTAATGATTTAAATATGGATTATGTTGATCCAACATTTATTACATTAAAAGTTACACAAGGGATTTATGACGGCATCACCACCAAAGAATTAGATATATTGGCAGCAGAAACTGCAGCCTCTATGACAACAACACATCCAGACTATGCAAAATTAGCTGGTAGAATTGCTGTTACGTTATCACATAAAACTACACCAAAGAAATTTTCACAAGCAATTAAAGAATTACATTCATTTATTGAGCCTAAAACTGGTGTTCAATCTAGCTTAATCGCTGATGAGGTTTATGACTTTGTGATGGAGAATAAAGAAATAATTGATGGGGCAATTAATCTAACTAGAGATTTTGACTTCGATTATTTTGGTTTCAAAACTTTAGAAAGATCTTATCTTTTAAAGATTGGTGAAAGAACAGTAGAAAGACCTCAATATATGTATATGAGAGTTGCTGTTGGTATTTGTAATGGAGATGTCCAAATGGCATTAAGAATTTATGATGATTTATCACAACACTTCTATACACATGCAACACCAACATTGTTTAATGCCGGAACACGTAGACCTCAAATGTCTTCTTGTTTTTTAATTGGAAATAAGGGTGATGATATTGATGGATTATTTGATACTATTAAAGATGTAGCAAAGATTTCTAAGTGGGCAGGTGGTATTGGTCTACATGTTCATGATGTAAGAGCTAAAGGCGCCTATATTAAAGGAACTGGTGGTATGTCGGATGGTTTATTACCAATGATGAAAACTTATAATGAGGTTGCTCGTTGGATTAATCAAGGGGGTAAGCGTAAAGGTTCTTTTGCTGTTTATCTAGAACCTTGGCATTCAGATGTTCTTGAATTTATTGACCTTAGAAAAAATCACGGTAAAGAAGAAATGAGAGCAAGAGATTTGTTCTTAGCAATGTGGACACCTGATTTATTTATGCAACGTGTCGAGACTGATGGTGACTGGTCATTATTTTCTCCAGACGAAGCACCAGGATTATCTGATGCTTATGACACACCAGAAGATAAAGCATTTACTAGATTATATGAACAATATGAGCAAGAAGGAAGAGCTAGAAAAGTAATGAAAGCTAGAAAGCTTATGGATGCTATTTTAACCGCTCAAATTGAAACGGGTACACCTTATATGCTATATAAGGATGCTGCGAATTATAAATCAAATCAAAAAAATCTAGGCACAATTAAGTCATCAAACTTATGTACTGAAATTATTGAGTATAGTTCACCAACAGAGCAAGCTGTGTGTAACCTAGCATCGATTGCATTACCAAAATATATTTTAGATGGTGAATTCAATCATCAACTATTATTCGAATACACATATCAAGTTGTTAAAAACTTAAACAATGTAATTGATTTAAATTTCTATCCAACTGAAGAAACTAAAAGATCTAACTTTAGACATAGACCAATTGGTTTAGGTGTACAAGGATTAGCAGATGTATTCTGTATGTTATCATTACCATTTGAAAGTGATGATGCCGATAAATTACAAAGTGATATTTTTGAAACAATTTACTTTGCAGCATTAACATCATCAAAGGATATTGCTAAAGAAGTTGGTGCTTATGAATCAATATCAGGGTCACCAATCGAAAAAGGAATTTTCCAATATGAGATGTGGGGTAAGACTGATAAAGATATGTCAGGTAGATGGGATTGGAAATCGTTAAGAAAAGAAGTTGTTAAATACGGTGTTCGTAATTCATTACTAGTTGCACCAATGCCAACAGCATCAACAGCACAAATCCTAGGTAATAACGAAGCTTTTGAACCATTTACAACAAACCTTTATTCAAGAAGAACACTAGGCGGTGAATTTATTGTAGTAAACAAACACTTAGTAAAAGATTTAATGAATCTTGGACTTTGGAATGAAGATTTAAAAAATAAATTAATTTTAGAAAATGGATCAGTTCAAAATATTCCAGAAATACCAACACAAATAAAAGAAGTTTATAAAACTGTTTGGGAAATGTCTCAAAAGAGGGTTTTACAAATGGCAGCAAATAGAAGTATCTTTATTGATCAATCTCAATCAATGAACTTATTTATCGATAATGCTACCAAAGCCAAAGTTTTAGCAGCTCATCTATTTGGTTGGAAGTTAGGTTTAAAAACAGGTATGTACTATCTAAGAACAAGATCTGCGGTTGACCCAATTAAAGGATTGGGATTAGATGTGGGCGCCGTTAAACCGGTAGCTGACACACAACAAAAACAACATCCAGTAACATATGATGCACCACAAAATACAATTATAAGTGAGGAAACTCCCGAAGTTGTTATGGTGGCAAGCAGACCTAGTGATTCGCCATTTGAGTGCGAAGGATGCGGGTCATAAGTTAATGGATGGCTCCCTCAAAGCGTAGCTGTCGTTGAGGCGTACCTTAAACATCCAGGACTTGTGAATACAGGGGGCGAATACCAAGTCACTATTTTGCGACACTTTTTAAAGAAGTGTCGCTTTTTTTATTTATATCCATTTTAGTATTGTTTATATTTATTGATATGGTTACTAAATATGGCATAGATTTTCCTTTTAGAAATAGCACCCTAGGTGACTATACTAGAATGACCCTTGATAAGGATGAAGAGATTAGAGCTAATCTTATTCATTTATTATTGACAAGAAAGGGTAGTAGATATTTTTTACCAGATTTTGGAACTAGACTATACGAATTTATTTTTGATTTAAATGATTCAATTACATATTCTAGTATTGAAGATGAGATCAGAGAAACAGTAAAAATATACATACCTAATTTAGAAATAAACTCAATAAAAATAACGAATCCCGATATTGATCCGGAAGACGGAGCGTCAAGTATTAGTGAGGATGAGGACATCAGATTATTTAGAACTGGTGATGGGTCAACAAAGCCATACACAGCAAAAATAAGAATTGATTACACAACAAATAATGGAACTTTTTCTAGTTCTGACTTTGTAATTATTAACATATAATATGAGCAAAAAGATAGCATATACTAATAGAGATTTTGCTGGGTTAAGACAAGACCTAGTAAATTTAACCAAAGAATATTATCCAGATATTATACAGAATACAAATGATGCGTCAATTTATTCTGTATTATTAGATTTAAATGCGGCGGTTTCAGATAACCTTCATTTTCATATTGATAGGGTTTGGCAAGAAACCATGTTAGATTTTGCTCAAAAAAGACAATCTTTATTTCATATTGCAAAAACATATGGTATAAGAATTCCAGGTCAAAGACCTTCAGTTGCTTTATGTGATTTTAGTATTAATGTTCCGGTTAAGGGGGATAAAGATGATGATAGATACGAAGGTATTTTAAGAGCAGGTGCTCAAGTTTCGGGTGGAGGTCAGATTTTTGAAACAATAGAAGATATTGATTTTTCAAACCCATTTAATAGTAAAGGTGAGCCTAATAGACTTAAATTACCTAATACTGATAACAATAACAACTTAATTTCATATACAATAGTAAAAAGAGAAGCGGTTGTTAATGGGGTAACAAAAATATTTAGAAAGGTTATTACACAACAAGAACAAAGACCATTCTTAAAGATATTTTTACCAGAAAGAAACGTTTTAGGTGTTTCAGCAGTAATTCACAAAGAAGGTACATCATTTGTTGGTAATCCAGCATACAGTGAATTTATTGGCGATCCAAATAAATGGTATGAAGTTCAATCATTAGTACAAGATAAAGTATTTGTGTCAAGTACAACTTCAGTTTCTGATAGGGCTAATTTTAAAGCTGGTGAATATGTGCCAGTACAAAATAAATTTATCACTGAATATACACCAGAAGGATATTTCTTTTTGACTTTTGGTTCTGGTAATGTAGACCCATTAGATAATTTGGATAATTACATTACAGATAAGTTAAAAGTAAATTTATCTTCATATTTGAACAATCTATCATTAGGTTCAATACCAAAACAAGATAGTACGTTGTTTATAAAATATAGAATTGGCGGCGGTAAAGAAAGTAATGTAGGGGTTGGTGTTATTAGTAACGTAGAAAACTCTGATTTTATTATAACAGGCCCAAATTCAAATACAAATAGTCAAGTTTCACAATCTTTAAATGTGACAAACATTACACCTGCAGTTGGTGGTTCAGATCAACCAACAGTAGAAGAACTTAGAGCGATGGTATCGTACAATTTTGCTGCACAAAACAGAGCTGTAACATTAAATGATTACAAATCGATGATTGAAACAATGCCAGCTACATATGGTGCGCCGGCTAAAGTAAACGTAATGGAGGAAGACAATAAAGTAAGAGTTAAATTACTTTCATATGACCAAAGCGGTAATTTAACAAGTGTAGTATCTAACACATTAAAACAAAACATTTTGAATTATCTTTCACAATATAGAATGATTAACGACTATATTGATATTGTTAGTGGTGAGGTTATCGATTTAGGATTGGAGATTGACTTGCTTTTAGATAAAAATCAAAATCAAGGAGAAGTTATTAGAGATGTAATTACAGCAACAACAGAGTATTTTTCAATTGATAAAAGAAAAATGGGTGATCCATTATTTGTTGGTGAGTTAATGAAAGATGTAAATAACGTTCCTGGTGTTGTTAACGTGATAGAAGTTAGAGCTTATAACAAGATCGGTGGTGAATATTCATCTTCACAAGTGTCACAATCATATAAAGATACAGCCACAAAAGAGATTCTACAAAGCGATATGACAGTGTTTATGAAGGCTAACCAAATATTTCAAATCAGGTTCCCTCAGAAAGATATAAAAATAAGGGTAAAAACATTAGGCACGACTACATATTAACGTCTTTTTTACTTATCTTTTTTCTATAGGAAAATTGATGAGTTTCTATTTATAGTTAATATGATACAAAAACACAGGATCAATACCAGTTTAAATGGGGATAAGAAGGTAACTGTAGAGTTAAAACAAGATTATGATCTTTTAGAGATCCTATCTTTAAAATTTACTCAACAGGATGTATATACTTCTTTATGTGCTGACTATGGTGTTGTTTGTGGTAGAATTAGTGTTAATAATGGATTAGGGGTCCCGAATGCTAGAGTTTCTATATTCATCCCGTTACAAGAAAGTGATGAAAATGATCCAGTTATATCATCATTATATCCATATAAAGTAGCACAAGACAAAAACGAAGATGGTTATAGATATAACTTATTACCATCTAGAAAACAACACGGTGGTCATGAACCAACCGGAACATTCCCAGATCAGACAGACATTCTTTCTAGAGAAGAATATCTTGAGGTTTTTGAAAAATATTACAAATATACAGTAAAAACTAACAGTTCTGGGGATTTCATGATTTGGGGGGTCCCATTAGGTGAACAAACCATACATGTTGATGTTGATTTGTCTGATATAGGGTGTTTTTCGTTAAGACCTTACGATTTTATTAGACAAGGTATGGGTGTAGATTCATTTAAAAACACCTATTCATATAAAGCTTCAAAAGATTTAGATTCCTTACCACAAATTGTTTCTTTTGATAGAACAATAGATGTTTATCCTTTTTGGGGTAACCTAGATTTGTGTCAAATTGGTATAACTAGAACTGATTTTGATTTATCTGATCAGGGGGTTAACATAGAGCCTAAAGCATTTTTAATTGGAGGAACGTATACCGATAAAGGAAGTAACTCACTTAATAAAAATTGCCAACCCAGACGAAAAATGGGTAGAAAGTGTGATTTAACAACAAAGAGTGGTAAGATTGAAGCAATTAGATTCAGGGCTGAAAAAGATTCACAAAATAGACCAATATTAGAAACATACGAAATCGATGAGGATATTCCAGAGGACGGTGGATTTGTTTTACCACTTCCAATGAATTCCGAATTTATATACACAAATGAATTTGGTGAAAATGAAATAACCAATGATCCAAATAAAGGTGTAGCAACAGCGGCGTGTTATAGATTTCGTTTTAGTTTAGATGATAGTGGAAATGAAAGAGTAAGAAAAACTGCTAACTTTTTAGTTCCAAACATTAGAGAACATTCTGGAGAAAAAGATAAATCATATGCCTTCTCAACTAGTTGGAGTGATTATCCTACAAGCGCTGTTTCAACTGACGAAAACAAAGGTATATTGTATAATGACTTTGGTCAATTTTACCCAAGAGATTATTTTTATAGGGTAACATACAATAAAGTATATACAGTCTCTTCTTTTCAAAATATTCATTACAATAGCACATTTTTTACAAATGACAGATATGTTGGTATTAAAGAAATTGTACCACCAGAAGAAGAAGATTGTTCTAGTGAGATAGTAACACCGCCAGTAAATTTTGGAAAAAGAAATAGAACATTTTCTTTATTAATTTCTTCGGTATTATTATTTATTGAACATTTAATAAATCTATTAACATTAACATTTACAAACTCTTTAGTACGTTTATTGTTCACAATTGGTGATGCTGCAGATTTTAGACCTATTAGACAATTAGCGAGAAGTATAAAAAAAGCGGCATTCAGGGCTCAAGAAAACGGACAAAGGAGGTTATACTTGATAAACTATCCAGAATGTGAAGAATGTAATGGAGAAAATACTTTGGGTAGTGAACTTCAAAATAGTGGAAGTTCTAGTGCCTATTGCTCTGTTGGTAGTGTAACAATTACCGGTGATTACCTTGAAAATAGTAGAACATTATCTGTAACCTCATTAACATTTGCACCAGACACAACTGGTGATTGTCCTGGTGAAGATTTAGAAGCATTAGGTGCTGCTTTAATATCTGGTGGAGATGGTATACTTTATTTTATTAATAATCAATCCGATTATCAACTTAGTAGTGTAACATATGGTAATACTTCTTTAAGTAATCAATTTTCTGGAACTGCAGTAGTGGATAGTAGTGGAAATACAATAAGTTACA